AGGTGGCATTGTTCTCCTTCACGATCTGGAAGATCTGATACCATATCTGGTTGACCTGTTTCATATATTCACGGCTCATCGCCACATACGGAGAAGCAATCGCAGCACCTGTGGTAGGGTGCTTTGCGAGAAATCCGTATTCGCTGACTGCCATCTCGCACTGGATCCAGCGGGCCACCGCCATCGCATACTGGTGGATGATCTGGCTGCTCACCAATTCTTCGCACCGCCTGGCCTTGAGCCAATCCCAGGTCTCCTGGAATACCTCAGCGGCATCAAGCTCGATACCGCTTTTTTGGATGACCGTCATGTAATACTTGACCTCAGGCATGTCCGCGCCTTGTAGCTCGGGAGCCTCGGGCAATTGCACCACGCGGGCAGCTTTGCCTTCGTGGATTTTTTCTGAGAGAGCCTTGGGTTTCCTCCCTGCACCGACGCGGGCACCGCCACGGTTGGTACCGTCTTTTGCCATGTCGCACCGCCTTCGTATGATGAGGGGGTCAATCCCCCGTTTGAATTCCAATTTTTCCGCGTGATTGCCCCTGCCCGTTGTACACCACATATGGTGTAGAGATTCAAATACCCCTAGGGTAGACGCTATAAATAGTTACTTTTTAACGTTCCATCTGTCTCTCTGGCGCCCGTGGAGGGCCGAGTGACACCGTTGGCATAGCGCCATGAGGTTCTCCTCGTCGTTAGTACCACCATATCTAGTGGCAGTGATGTGATGGGCTACTGTCGCCGGTGTAAGTCGTCCCTGCCTCCGACACAGCTCGCAGAAGGGATGCTCGGCTAGGAACTTGCTGCGAACCTTCCTCCAAGCCGATCCATATCGCCTGCCGGTCCCTGGATCCCGTTGATGTCGTTCGTAGGTTCTCGCAGCCTCTTTCGCATGCTCCTCACAATACCGACCTTCGGTGAGTCGTGGACAGCCTGGGTGGCTGCACGGTCGCTTGGGCTTGTAGGGCATGGGATGTACTCCTTGGGGTAAAAAGAAAGCCCGGGAGGATTTCCCGAGCTCTGTATGGACTTGTCTGAGTGTACAGTAGCGCACAAGGCAAACTGAGCACAACTGTTATTTCCTGATATTTTAACGATTCTTCAAGCCGTTTTCACAAGGATTATCCGATAATTCAAATCATTCAACTCGAGGCTAGGCATATGATGGGACAACCACGCCCTTTCCTATTCGAGTGGATTTGAGGTATAAATGATTCTGAAGGAAGCACCAGTTTCCTCGTGGGGGAATACTGAGACATATAGAAGGTAAAATGAAACAGAAGCAAGAAAGAAAGAAAGTTTTTTGGCACATATTCTTATTTATCACAATTCTCATCGTAATAACCCTGGCTGGTTTATTATTCCGCACAGTCGGCTTCCCTGAAACAAACATCGTGTTGTTGTACATATTGGGTGTTCTCCTGATCTCACGATTCACCGGCGGTTACGCCTATGGTCTGTCCAGTTCCATATTTGCTACCGGAGCGTTTAATTATTTTTTCACCGAACCCTATTACACCCTGTCCGTCTATGATTCGAGCTACCTGATTACCTTTGCCATCATGATGGCGACCGCCTTCATCACCAGCACGCTTACTTCCAAAATCAAAATGAATGCAGAGATTGCGCGCGGGAGAGAAGCGGATGCGAATGCCTTGTACCGTTTGACCAGTCGCTTGACCGATGCCACAGAAATCTCGGAAATCGTCAGCACGGTGATCGAGATGGTCAGCGATCTCTTTAAATGCCAAGCAGCTTGTCTGGTATATACTGAATTGCAGGAACCGGAGCATACTTTTGTTCAGCAACATATGAAAGGCAAGCAGATTCGGCGTGAGGTCCAGGACCCCCAAACATTGAAACATCAGATCGCTGGATTGAGAACTGAATTCAATGTAGGTGAGGAATTCCACGATTGGCCTTTGTATGGCCGTGATACGATCCTCGGGGTCTTGCGGATACCCAACTCTGAGGCGTCCCTTATGGATGATTCCCAGATGAGACTTCTTCATTCGATGATTGAAAGCACTGCCTTGGCAATGGATAGGGTGAAAAGTGTTTTCGAACGACAAAGATTGAAGGAGGAGGCAACACAAGAGCGATACCGTGGGAATCTGCTGAGAGCGATCTCGCATGACTTCCGGACTCCTCTTTCGAGCATCATGGGGACCTCCGAAATGATCATGGGGGTTACGGAACCCGAAGCGGATGCACACATGTTGGCCAACAATATCTATACTGATGCCGAGCGGTTGCATTCTTTGGTAGAGAACATCCTGGCGCTCACCCGTTTGCATGAAGGCAAACTGGTTCCTGAGAAACAGCTGGAGGTTGTCGAAGAAGTAGTGGGAGCGGCAATCAAGGCGATGGCGAACCGATTGGCTGATCGATCTGTCGTGGTGAACATCCCCACCGAGATTCTTTTGGTCCCCATGGATGCGAAACTCATCGAGCAAGTTCTCATCAACCTCCTGGACAATGCTGTCAAGCACACACAACCTGATGAGGAGATTTGTATCTCGGTAGTGGAGAATGAAACGGAGATGCAAGCTGAGTTTCATATCGCAGACAGAGGGAAAGGTATTCCACCTACGGATTTACCTTATATTTTCCAGATGTTCTTCACCAGCCAGAGCGACAAGAAGGAAAGACGTAGGGGAATCGGATTGGGGCTCTCAATCTGCGAATCAATCGTTGTTGCACACGGAGGAACAATCAAGGCCTGCAACAGGACAGATGGCCCTGGAGCGGAACTCATTTTTACGCTTCCCCTTCAGATTGATCTGCCAAACGAGGGTGAGAAAACCAACATAGGTTGAAGGAGATGTGTCTATGCAGAATAAAAAGGAAAAGATCCTTGTTGTCGAGGATGATGGACAGATACGGAAATTTCTACAGTTCGCATTAGAGCAGGTAGGATTCACGGTTTCCACCGCCAGTTCGGCACAAGATGGTTTATCACAGATGGTCACCGGCCAGACCGATCTGCTCCTGCTTGACCTGGGTCTTCCCGATTTTGATGGGTTGGAAGTAATAAAGAAAATCAGGGAGTGGTCAGAAATGCCCATCATTGTCATCTCAGCCCGTGACCAGGATAAGGACAAGATATCAGCATTGGACCTTGGGGCGGACGATTACCTGACGAAACCCTTCTCGACTATGGAATTATTGGCAAGAATACGCGTTGCATTGCGGCATAGGGAAAGGTTGGCTGGCCTGAAGGCTGAGACAAGTGTTACTGTAGGGGAATTGACCATCAATTTTGGCAAACGATTGGTCTACTTGGCAGAGGAAGAGTTGCATACCACCCCTCTGGAGTACGTACTCCTCTCATTCCTGTTCAAAAATATCGGTAGGGTGGTGACCACGAAGAGTCTACTCCAGGAGCTGTACGGTATAGGACATACCAACGACACCCAAGCCTTGCGGGCTTTGATGGCGGGACTGCGACGAAAAATCGAACGTAATCCTGCAACCCCCCGGTATATTTTGACTGAAATCGGTGTTGGTTATCGTCTGGTTGATGAATAAGCTCCATTCACAACGTAGGAATATACCCGAAATAGTCGAATACGAGTAAATCTCACACAATTCTCACGAGATCCCAGTCGTTCTCACGGGAGCCTCATATACAAATTGCTATCATATGGATGCTTGAAAGAGGGTAATAACCTTTGAGGAGCTGAAGTATGGATATGCAAGACAGAACTGATATTGAGGTTCAAAAATACTGCGACATCATACGGAAATTGCTGTTGCAGCGGGCTTATGATGAATGCGAGAGGCGAACGGTGAGAATGATGGAAAGATTTCCGCATTTGCCTGATCCGCACAACCTGTATGGAGTTCTATTGGAGAAACGGGGTGAACATCTCTTGGCACTGAAACATTTTCGGGCAGCCTTGGCTTTGGACCCATCCCATGCGCCGGCGAGCCATAATCTTGAAACCTATGCAACTCTGTTTTCTCACGGTTCGTATGCCATAGATGAGAGTGATTGTACTTTGCATATAAGTGAATCGGGGCGTCCTGACAGGACTTCCACGAAAAAAAGTTGCGTTGAGGAGGAATCAGAAAACCCATGCAATTAATACCACAGAAGAAGAAATCGTACTCATATACCATCATTATCGGGTGCGGCAAGTTAGGTGCGTCGATAGCGGATAAGATTTCGGATAGTGGGGGCGATGTATTGATACTTGACAAGGATAAGGCCGCCTTCCGTCGTTTATCACCACATTACGGAGGCATGTCGGTTGTTGGGGATGCGCTTGATCTTGATAAGCTGAAGGAAATCCAGATGCAAAAGGCGGCGACATTGCTCGTTGTGACAAACGATGACAATACCAACAACATGGTGGCCCAGTTGGCAGTGCAGCTTTTCTCCGTAAAACACGTGATCGCACGAGTCTTTGACAGAGATAAGGAAGGAATATTCAATTCAAATGGAATACAAACTTTCTGTCCTGTTTCATTATCCCAGGAAAGGATTGAGCAACTTTTATCAGCAGATGATCCTAGGACTGCCCAAATTGTAGATACAGACGAGAGGGGACAATAGATGAAAAAATCGATAGTAATAGTCGGGGGTCACAAGAAAGCAAGTATTCTAGCCAAATCCATCTTGAAGAAAGGATATGAAGTCATCGTCATAAACGAGTCGTATGAAGACTGTCTATCCCTTTATGAGATACCGGGAATCTCGGTCGTCCAAGGTGATGGGACAAAACCGTATGTTCTGGATGATGCAAACATACACAATGTGGATATGGCGATCGCCTTGACCCCCAATGATGAGGATAATCTCATGATATGTCAGTTGTGTAAGACCCAGTTTTTTGTGAAAAAAACTGTTGCTGTTGTCTCAGATCCAAAGAAAATCGATTTTTTTTATGCAATGGGAATCGATAGGGCGGTATGCACCATTTCGACAGTCACGAGCATCATCGAGCAACAGGCTTTCATCTCCGACATCACCAATATCATTCCCATACGGGGTGGAAACATCCAGATTGTTGAGGTCCGTATCGACGGGTATTCTCCTGCTGTGGATAAGCAATTATGGGAAATCAATTTGCCATCGGAAGTCATCATAGGTTGCATATTGCGCGGCGATGAAGCCTTGGTACCACGAGGAAATTCCAGAATATCGATGGGGGACACCCTTGTGTTGATTGCCGGACAACAACAGGAAATACCGGCTATCAAAGCTTTGACAGGAAGGTGAAGCCATGGAATATTCATTTTCTAAAATTTCGAGTGTGGGCAAATTCATGATGCTGATCGGCATTCTGGTCGCGATTCCATTGCTGGTCATCCCCTTCAATATGCAGGACTATACGTACGCAAGTAGCTTCATCATCCCTGCATCATTTTCGCTTGTATGTGGCCTTTTCTTGTTCCTGTATGGAAGAAAACGAAGGGGAACCGTAGGGGATTTTGGCTGGAAGTCATCGATGCAATATAGCAGCATCATAGTTCTTTTTGCATGGGGATGGGGTATGTTGATTGGTGCATTCCCACTCTTCTCAAGCGGCCAACTGCGGTTGATCCAGTCCTTGTTCGAATCGATAAGTGGATGGACAACTACGGGTTTGTCAGTGATGGATACATCCACTACACCACGGATCTTCCTGTTCCATCGGAGTTTCATGCAGTTTTGTGGTGGACTGGGATTTATAATGATGATGAACATGTTCATTCAGGAAAAGCAATCGATGAGACTCTACGATGCTGAAGGGCATTCTGACAAACTACTACCCAATCTGAGAAAAACCACCCAGCTCATCTTTCTGATGTATGGAGGATTGTTGATAGCTGGAACTTTGCTATACCGTATAGTCGGTATGAATATTTTCGAATCATTGTTGCATGCTATGTGTTCACTTTCTACCGGTGGTTTTTCAACCCGGTTGGGAAGCATCGGAGAGTACAACAGCTTCGGGATCGAGGTGGTGACTATCATTCTCATGCTGTTCGGGACAACCAATTTTGCCGTACTTTTCCTCATCTTCACAATGAAATGGAGACAAGTGGTTCGTGTCAGCGAAGTAAAGCTGCTGTTTGGACTTCTCTGTCTGGGGATACCTGTCTTTGCTTTCGGATTACAACGTAACCTTCAGTCAATGGGAATTGAATCATTCAAACTTGCCACATTCAATGTGATTTCCGCGCTTTCAACGACTGGTTACTCTACTATTGATTTTCGAGGAATGGCTCCATCTTCACTTGGGGTGATAATAATCATGATGCTCATCGGAGGAGGGATTGGTTCAACTGCGGGGGGAATGAAGTTGGAACGGGTGTATATAGGTATCAAGGTCATAGCACTGAACTTTCGCACACGAATTAATTCTGCCAGAAGCATCCACCCGGGATTTTACTATAAGGCTCAGGGCAAGAACATGATTGACGAGAGGTTGATTCTGGAGACTACCGCCCATATATTGTGTTATCTCTCAATTGTTGGAGTTGGGACCATCCTACTTGCGGCAACGGCAAAGGCCAACTTGATTGACGCACTTTTTGAATTTGCTTCGGCGTTTGGTACTGTTGGCCTTTCAATCGGTATTACAAATGCGGATCTCGGAAATGCGGCTTTGCTCGTAGAGATGTTCGCGATGGTTCTTGGCAGATTGGAAATCTTTATCGTCTTTATTGCATTTCATTCAAGCTTCGAATTGATGCGATCGAGACTCCAAAAGATTGGAAGCAAGGGATTGAATACGTAAGTTTTGTAATTCCAATGTTACGGGACATATCTCTGACTCTATTAGGTTTCCCCCTTAGTTTCTGGGATACTCGGTGATTGAGGACCCGACTGCTTGTATCAATTGTGAAAATCAATCAATCAATCGGTACCCTCACCAACCCCAACGCCTTCCTATGCAGGTGATAGATGTAGTCCTGGCTGTAGTTCAGCTGGGCTGCCACCTGGTCCCAACCCAAGAAGGTGAGGTAGCGCATCTCCAGCAGCGTCTCGCACTCCATGCTGTTGACGCTTCGTATCACATCGGCAATCTCAGTCTTGAGCCGCATCAACTTCGCTATACTGTCATTGATCTCCCTCTCCAGCTCAGTGATGCGCACCACCGCTTCCTCAACTGGTGATCGCTTCTCTGCTGAAGGAACCTTGGGCTCATTCGAGATCTTGGGAGAGACGTAGACGGCATGACTTCTGAGCCAGTCGAGCTGGCGTTCCTTGGTCTTGATGCGCTTGTCCAGATACCATGCCTGGGACAGATATTCCTTTGCTTTCATGCTCTTGCCTCCTGTAGGTGAATCTTGGTGAAGTCGGGGTTGATATCGCACAGGAAACCAAACCACTCGCTCTCGAAGAACCGCTCGATCTCATCCTTTGTCGCCCATGCATGCTGGTAGTCGGGATTGTCCTCCAGCTGGGATACCGCCTTGTGCCAGTCCATCAGCGCCCTGTCTACGATTGCTGCAGCCAGCTGCCTCATACTCGCTTCGGTCATCGAGGGCCTCCTGCAAGCTCGGCCTTCACCGCCTCAATCAGGGCTGCCTGGGTTTGTGCCTTACCTGAAAGAACCTGCATGATGCGCTCGTCGATGGTCTTGTCGGTGATGATGTGCCGTACCACCACGGTCTCGGACTGCTGCCCCTGGCGCCAGAGGCGAGCCACTGTCTGCTGGTACAGCTCGAGGCTCCAGGTCAGACCGAACCAGACCAGAAAGCTCCCTCCGCCTTGGAGGTTCAATCCGTGCCCGGCAGATGCTGGGTGAATCAGAGCGACTTGGAGTTCTCCCTTATTCCACCTAACCAGACTGTCGCTCGTATCCAGAGTCGAAAACGACACGCCAAGTTTCTCCAGTCTCCCTGCAATCCGCTGAAGGTCATGCTTGAACCAATAGGCCACCAATACGCTTTGCCCGTTTGCTGCTTCGATGAGATCCTCCAATGCATCTAGTTTGCGTTCATGGAGGGCTATGGTATTCCCTTCATCGGTGTACACCGCGCCGTTCGCAAGTTGCAGCAGCTTGCCTGAGAGGCTTGCCGCATTGGCGGCTGTGACCTGTCCCCCCGAGGAATCCAGGACCAGATCTTTTCTTAGTTTCTCATAGACTGCGCGTTCATCATCGTCGAGGGCGACACGGTACTCGGTGCTCACCAACTCAGGCATCTTGATATGATCAGATGCCTTCATCGAAATAGTGATATCCTCAATCGCCTGGTAGATCCGTTCCTCCGCACCGGGGGCAGGCTTGTAGCTGAACACGATTTGTCCGTTGCGCTTGTCAGGCCTGAAGTACGCATCCCGATAAGCTCCAATGAACCTTCCCAGTCTCACGCCCTTGTCCAACAGCTTGAACTGTGCCCACAGGTCGATCAGGCCGTTGCTGGCCGGGGTTCCAGTGAGCCCCACGATGCGCTTTACCACTGGACGGCGCTTCATCAGCGCTCTGAAGCGCTTGGAGCGGTGGTTCTTGAACGATGAGAGCTCGTCGATGACCACCATGTCAAAGTCGAAGGGCAGGGTGCTCTCTTCGATCAGCCACTGAACGTTCTCGCGGTTGATGATGTACAGGTCAGCCTTGCGTTCCAAGGCAGTAAGGCGCTCGGCGGTACTTCCCACGGCCACTGATGAGATCAAATCCCTGAGGTGATCCCACTTGCCGATTTCGGCAGGCCATGTGTCCCTTGCAACGCGAAGGGGCGCGATGATCAGTACCTTTCGTACCAGAAATGAATCGAAGAGGAGATTGGAAAGGGCCGTCAGGGTGATGACCGTTTTTCCAAGTCCCATCTGCAGCAAAACCGCTGCTACGGGGTGCTGTTCTATAAAGTCGCTCGCATACTGTTGGTAGTCATGCGGTGTATATGTCATTGATGATCTCCTCAATCTGCTCTCTGGAATCCAGCATGTATGCCTTGAATCCCATGGCCCTCAACATTTCATGCCTTACCCGTTGGAGAGCCCTGGGTTGCTTCCCTGGGGCTTTCACTTCCACGAAGCCGCATTTGCCACCAGGCAGCAGCACCAATCGGTCCGGCATTCCATCGAAGCCCGGGCTTATGAATTTCACAGCCCGGCCTCCCATCTTTTTCACAGCAATCACCAGCTGCAACTCGATCTCTTTCTCAAGCATTCCAAATCTCCCTTTGGAACGAAGGAACGAGTGGAACGAAAGGAACAGGGGGTCCTATAAAGTCCCACGTGCGTATATACGCCCCCATCTCCTTACTCATTCCCTGTATATCTACTTACACTTATGTAGTAGATATTCTTGTTCCATTGTTCCTGATGCCCCAAAACCTGCGCCTCAGAACGGGATTGCGTCATAGTCCAATGGAACCAGTTCTGGAACAGGCTTGGAACGTTCCGAAGACTGTTCCGTTCCCTGATAAACATAGGCGCGTTGCTTTCCGTAAATCGGGAAGTATCGCGTTCCTGTCTTTGTTACTTGGTATTTGCCCCAGCCCTCGATCTTCTGCATGATGGCAGTGATGCCATATGAGTCGTTCTTGCTGATCATGGCGGGGTCCTTGCCGAAGCATTCGCACCAGATCTCCATATTGCAGACCACGGTTCTCCTGACGGTCCCTTTAACCGTCATACCGCTGTCCTTCTCCGAAAGGAAAGCACGTCGTGCATAGAGGTCCATTGTTTCCCAGTTCTCGGGAAGCAGAAAGTCGAGGTAATTCCTGACGTAACCCTCGCGCACGTCGATCTCCATGGCTTCGCTCTGGACCTCCTCCGCCTCCTCCAGAAAGTCTCCCTCGAGATATAGTTTTTCACCGTTTTGCCAGATTGACTTTGCTTCCGCCCAGAACTGGGTCCGATACGCCTCGGAATATTGCCAGGTCATCTTATGCCGAGCCAGGTTGGACTTGATGATCCAGTACCGGCGATTGCCGGTGATGTCGCGAAGGTACCCATGTTCTCCGTTGACCGTCGCAATGATCACACACTGGCGAGGGTGGCTTTCGACCACCTTGCCATAGCTGGGGCGGTATTGGTCGTCGGATGTGGAGAAGAACGCCTTCACCTTCTCGATGTCGGCTTTCTTTATTCCTGCCAGTTCCCCGATCTCTGCGATCCACACCCCCTGCAGCTTTTCCGCACCCGCCTTGGATTCCATATCGGCCAAAGAGAGGGTTTCGGAATAGTATTCACTACCCACCAGGTCCTTCACGATCGTACTCTTGCCGATACCTTGTTCTCCGTCGAGTACCAGAACGTTGTCGAACTTGGTTCCCGGATGGTAGATGCGGGCAACTGCGGCAGCGAAGGTTTTTCTGGTTATCTCCCTGACATAGGGAGTATCGTCGGCTTTCAGGTACTGGATGAAAAGCTCCTCGACCCTTGGTACGCCATCCCATGACGGCAAGCCATTCAGATAGTCGCGGATGGGGTGGAAATGGCGGTCATCTGAGATTTTTGTGAAAGACACATCATGATTGCGGCTCGAGAAACACCCATAGCGGATATCGATGAGGGATTTCAGCTGTGCCGTATCGGCATCGCGCCAGAAGTTGTTTCCCACCGGCCTGTCCCATGGCATCTTTGATGTGACTTGGATGCGCCCGGCAAGATCGTTGTAAGCAAAACCCGCGAGATCCGGATCGTTGTCTAGGATCAGGTTCAGGTTCCACACGCAATTTTTGAGCACGGTGCTCCTGGTCTCGTATATCAACCGTTTTTTCCAGTCATCTTCCGGTACAAAATCAGCCTCTGCTTCCATTCTGCGCTCATGAAGGATGAGCAACTTCACCCGTTCGTCCTTGCTGGCAAGATCTGCCATGGCGTTGAATGATTTCTTCGGATCGTCGTCGCCGAAGCGATGCACTCTTACCAAGTCGAATGCATTGAGAGTCTTGTTGCATGCAGGATCGGACGCGTGATGTGAGTAGGCGAATTTGCCGTCGTAGATCACCACCCCGGCGCTCGAGTCGGCGGGGATGTAGTCGTACCTTCCTTCTTGAGTGGAGGGAGCATACACACCGGAAAGGAACGCATCGATTGCCTCATCGATCGGGTGGTAGGCTCGACAGAAAACCCCCACAATTCCTTCTTTCGCCAGTGGATCGCTTTGGCTACGCATCGAGGTTTGGATGATCTCGGACTGACGGGAACTGACCGGCCATTGGGAGGCATCCTTCCAGTCGTGGTACATGCCAAGGTACTTGTCGGGATCAAGTGCTTCCCCGTCCTGGGCCTCGAATATGAATTCTCCGTTGGACGGACAGCTCGCCCAGTACATCATGCGGTTTGCCTGGTAAGTGGAGTCGTCGAAATGGTCTATGCCGATCTGTTTGGCCACCATGCGCATGAGTGCGGGGTACTCGTCTTCACCTACTTCACGGGTGAACGGGAATACGATGCGGCAGCGGGGATTCTCAGGGGCATGGCTGTGTGTTGAGTAAAGGAAATAGGTTATTCCCGTCAAGGAAGTCTTCACCTTGCTGGGGAAGTCTTCTCCGCCTTCGATATGGTCTGCGTCCAGGGTTCCCACCATCCTGCAAATCACATGGCCATTCTTTCGGATGCCTTCCTTCAACCATCCTCCGACGAAGCCTCCCTGATCCTTCAGCTGATCACGTTGGATACGTGGGAGCCGAGGGTACTCCTGCACTGTCTCTGATGTTCGGATGGGGTTGGCGTTGCGATCCTTTATCGCTTGCCAGGTCATTTCCTGATTCTTGTACTTCCGGTCGGTCTTTCGGTTGCAGAGTGCAACCTTGATGAGTTGATCGTTCATTGTATCTCCTTCAGGAAGTCATTCCATGCGGTGATCGGATAACTGTTTACAGTTCCGAAGCGTTCGTCGTTCGTTTCGCATGCACGTATCTCGATCGCTCGTGACCGGCAGAATGCCGAAAGCTGCTTGCCGATGGCCTGGGATTGTGCAAGATTCCAGTGTTTCCCGAAAACCTTGTTGTACTTTGCCACGGTGTAGAACTGCAGCGAGGCATTCAAGGCTATCTCGAGGGTTTCATTTTCCTCCGTGAGGTCCATGATCCGTCGCTGCGCCTCGAGTGCTCTTTGGTGTGCAATCTGAAGTGCGCGTTCCATGATGTGTTCGGGAGAGTTCCATGCTTCCTCTACGGCAATGAAGTACCTTCGGAATTTTCGGCCCATCTCAGAGCGCTGAAGCATACACAGTTCCTTTGCCATGGCGACGGTGATCTCATGATCGATGCCCGGACGGCCTCCGGTACTTTCGCGCAAATTTGTGCGAAAGTCCTTTTCCTCTTCAAATCCGTACCGGCACATGCGTGGAAACCAGTCCCTGTAAGGTGTCACTACATTTAATGCTGCATGCAGGTCCCGTGCACTGACAGTAGGAACCGGGGTTTCATAGTTGATGGGAATCAGCGTATCTGATGAAGGGGATGCTCTTTCACTGGAATGGCACACATCAGTGTTGCACTGGTCTTGGCTATAACAGGGTAAGGTTTTTCGACTCATAATTATTCCTCCTTCTTATTGCCGGAAAACCGTACCCCCTTCTAAGGTATGGTTTTGTTGTGATTGGATATTTCGGATCTGTTTGCTATTGACAACTGGATATGTGCTGTTTCGATTGACAGCGAATGTGAACCGGATTTAATCTGTTCATTGAGCATTGGAAACCGAACTAATTATTTGCATTGTGGGAAGACATAAATGGATAAAGATTATGTGACAGCTGGCCTTCATGAGCCTGATCTTGATGACCTTTTGAAAGAAATCCGGAAGACAAAGGTGAACCTTGGTGGGATCAAGGTATTGTTGATACTGATAGTCATTGGATTGGCATACATCAGTGCCAGCATTTTCCTTGGCAACAACTCCACCGAGGTGTTGGATTCAACCAACCGTGCTCTGGTTATTCGCATCGATGAAGAAGCCTCTGAATACTCGGATGTGACACAGGTTAAGAATGCATTGGGAAAAGGTGGTATGATTCAGGTGAAAATTTCTGGTGACTCCCTTAAAGAAGTACTGGGAAGTGCAGAATTTAGCAATTATGGTGCAATGGGAGCGGATGGTTACTACTATACTCTGGGGGCCTTTCTGAACTATATAGCCAGTCGTGGATGGACTTTCGTGCAAGCTCCATCTTCTGGCTTGTCTACCTATTACTATTTTAGAAAGTAGTCCTGATAAAATGTGGCCAAAGATTGATAGGGTTGAATAATGAGCCTTCTTTAGCCATACAATTTTGAAATGCTTTACTATGGAACGAGATTTGGAGATTGCAATCTATGCGGATTAAGAAAGTCGAACTTGATAACTTTAAGCGTTTTACACACCTAACTGTGGATAATATTCCGCAGACCGCGAAACTGGTCGTCTTAGTGGGACCGAATGGCTCAGGAAAAACCTCTTTTATGGAAGCGATGAACCATTACTACAAATATTCCGGGTACCAAAATGTTGGTGATTACCGTTATTTAAGCAAAACAGGGCATTCAGTTGAGTATGAACAAATTGAGTGGATGCATTTGGCTCCTAAAACCGTTGATATAGACTTTCATGATGCAACCTTTCCTAAAAACAGGGGGCAAAGTAATATAAAGGGCCACTTTTACTTCAGAAGCGCATATAGAAATGAATCAGATTTTCAAATTGAATCAATGAAGAGGCAATCTGATCCAACACAAACAATCAGGCTTCAGACCCTTATTGAGAATGATCAGACGGTTTCTGCTAATTACCAACGGCTCATTGCGAATACAATATCCGGTGTTTTTAACAACGAAAATGATAGTAGAACTGTAGAATCATTGCGTGAAGAGCTTACGGGGAAGATTCGTGTTGCGCTTGAACGTGTATTTGAGGACTTGAAATTTTCCTCTTTAGGAGAACCTCTGAAGAATGGAAATTTTTATTTTACAAAAGGATCTGTAAAGAATTTCCACTATAGGAATTTATCAGCAGGCGAAAAGTCAGCATTCGATCTAATATTGGATATGGTCATTCAGGCCAGGTATTATCCTGATGCCATTTATTGTATCGATGAACCAGAAGCACATATGCACACAAAATTGCAAGGTAAAGTACTTCGCGAACTATATTTCTTGGTTCCTGAGAATTCTCAATTATGGTTATCAACTCACTCAATCGGTATGCTGCAAGAAGCTGAGGATATTGAGAAAGCTAATCCTGGTACGGTTGTGTTTTTGGATTTCGATGGAAGGGACTTTGATAGTGATGAGATTATTCGACCTGCAAAGATCAATAAAGCTGTAATGGATAAGTTTTATGAATTAGCATTTGGGGATTTTGCAAAACTTATGTTACCAAAGAAGATTGTTTTTTGTGAAGGGGATACAAATGGGAATGCTCGGAAAGACTATGACAAGACTATTTACACGATGATTTTTGGCAATACTCACCCTGATACCTTCTTTATTTCAGGTGGATCTTGTAGCGAATTGGAAAGTATTGAGAAAAGACTCGGGGAGATCATGAGCAAGTTGTTAGGCAATACTGAAGTAATTAAGATTGTTGATCGGGATGAGCGTAGCAATACTGAGGTTGCGGAACTTTTGCAGAAAGGCATAAAAACGTTATCCAAAAGGCATTTGGAATCTTATTTGCTGGATGATTCAATCATAGAAAAACTTTGCATTTCCAAGGGGCAACTAGGAAATTATAACCAATGTTTGATCAAGAAAAATGCAGCATTAGCCAATGTAGTTTCACAAGGAAAACCTCACGATGATATTAAATCTGCACGAGGTGAAATTTATAATGCCTTGAAGCAAACACTTGGGCTCTCTCGATGTGGGAACAATGCAGATGCATTTTTACGGGATACAATGGCTCCGCTTATCACTCCGGAAACAGGTATATACCAACAGCTTGAGAATGAAATATTTGGGTAGAAGCAACCAAGGGAGGTCTTGTTGTTAGGCGTCTCGATGATTAGGTTGTTTTCCTTTCGAGGCAATCCTTGCTGAAATATCTCACCTTGTACCCCTTGTGCTTCGCCCGATCAATCTCAATTTGCATTCCTGTACTGATGCGTTCTCCAAATACCCATACCTCCGAACATTTGCTCATGAGCACTATGCCGAAGAACATGCCCAGGTCGCGTTCGCTCTGAAGCCCGTCATCAAGAAACTGGGGGTAGAGCAGGTGAGGAGTTATCGGAAGATATCCTTTCTCGACTGCAAAACGGCTGTAACGCCTAGCATTGAACACATTCTCTTCGATATTTCCAGCATATGGAGAGCAGATATACACCATGGGGTGATAATCGAAATGTGGTCTTGCTTGTTTCTCAATAGCCTTCATGGCCTCATAGGGGGTCCTATCCATATATCCTTCCTTGTTGCGTATATTCATATTCAGTCCTTCTTGTAAAATTTGGTCTCAAAGCCATCCGCATTGAGCAGCAATCCATCCGCCCATGATGGGGCCGCCGCCATGGAAGCCTCGATGGCTTTCAGTTCCATCTCATCAGGTGCCTCGATGACGATCTCGTCATGGATGTGCATGCAGATCCGATGATCCTTGAGTTGCTGCATCGAGTAGCAGAGAATGTCACGGCTGATTGCCTGCACGATGTTCTCCACCACCTTGGGTCCGTATGTCTCGATGCGTTCCCACTTCTTCGTGGCTCCCACGCCCTCATAGGTTACGCAATCGTTACCAAAATCATTGGTTCCCATACGGGGTTTCACGTAGGCAAGCCGTCTTCCCGATGGCAACGTAATGAACAGGAAGCCACTCTCATGCGAGAACTTGATGTCATGCGTGTTGGTCGTGGTTTTTCCCCTCACCGCTTCCTTCACAGCCTTGTCCACATCCCACCAAAGCTGGACGATGTTCGGATTGGACTGGCGCCACACATCCACCAATGGCTTGAGCTCATTCTCTTCAAGGCCCACATCCAGAGCGCCCATCGCCTTCAGAGCTCCCACAGATCCGCCGTACCCGAGTGCCAATTCGGCAATTTTCCCTTTCTGCCTCAGATGGGCATTCTGGCCATGTTTCTCTACAGGGACCTTGAACATCTGAGAAGCGGATGCACAGTAGATGTCTCCATTGCCAGCAAAGACATCTATTCGCCAGGTTTCCCCCGCAAGCCAGGAGAGCACCCTTGCTTCTATGGCGGAGAAGTCCGATACAATGAACCTATACCCTTTCCTGGGAATGAATGCGGTACGGACCAACTGTGACAATATGTTGGGAACATCGGAATACAGCATCTGCACTGCTTCATATTCACCGCTGTTTACCAAGGTTCTTGCAGTCTCCAAATCCTCCAGATGGTTCTGGGGTAGATTTTGCATTTGCACGAGTCTTCCAGCCCACCGCCCGGTACGGTTTGCCCCGTAGAACTGGAACATGCCCCTTGTCCTGCCATCGCTGCAGACTGCGTTTTCCATCGCCTGGTACTTCTTCACCGACGACTTGGCAAGCTGAAGCCTGAGCTCGAGCACTTCCTGGATCTGGCGCGGGGCATCCTGCAATGCTGCCTTCACATCCTTCTTGCCAAGAGACTCGACTTCAAGACCATTCTCTGACAGCCAGGTCTTTACCTGTGATACCGAGTTGGGATTCTCGAGGTCAGTGAGATCCTTCATCCTCGCAACCAACTCTTCTCGGGCACGTTTGTCCATCCTGATTGCATTCCCCACGAGATTCTTGTCTATCAACACACCCCGGTCGTTGATACTCTGGTCTAGGTGATACTCTTCCCAGATGCTCTCAGGCACGGGGAATCGCTCAAGGCGCTGATGGATGGCAATCTCAACCTCGACATCGCGCTTGTTGTACTCGATGAACAGGCTCCATTTGTCAGGTGCATCATCAGCCTCATTCCTGGTACGTCCGCCGTTGGTGATAGTAGGATTGCATGGTGTACAGAAGTATCTGATCAGATCCTTGCCCTCGGAGAGCTTCTGTCTCTGAAGGCCGAGCACTGCACCGACGCCCATCAGTGATAGGGGTAGTCCCAGATACGCCGACCAGATCATCGTGCAACGCCAGGAGGACGGATCCAGATAAGTACCTGTCGACAATCCCAAATGGTGGGAAAGACAAATGCGTTCGAAGGTTGCATTGAACGCCCATTTGATGATGCCATCATCGTAGATAGCACTGATTATGTTTTTAGGGATTTTCTCTCCCCGGGTGAGATCTACGACCTTCTCCTCCCCGCCGTCCACGCTGTAACCGAACAGGAGGATCTCGAAGTCCTCTGCCTCGCAGTAGCGGTAAACTCCGCTCTTGGCTAGATTGATCGAGGAATATGTCTCGATATCGATGCTAAGGTAGTTCATCTTGATCTCCTGGTAACGAAGTTGGGTTTCAAGTAAGCACATATGAAAAGGACGGCAGCATATTGCCACCGTCCTCTTGTGAAGAGATCAGGCAAGGAAATCATCCTCATCGTCAGTGGCGAAGTCGCTCTCGGCACTCGCCTTACCGCCCAGGGGCTCTCCCTCTTTAATCAGCTGCAGGTTCTGAAGCCCGCATGCGATGCCGCGGTTGCCATTGGAGTTGAATGCATAGAAGGTGATTGAGGCCCTGCCATACACACCCGAGTACACGTCACTGCGGTTCAGGATCGGGTTGCAATCCACATCAACGATACCTGGTGCGGTGGCACTGTTGGCATTGATGAAGAATGCGTTCTCGTAGGCTGGATCATCCGGGCGGTCGATATCCCCATCGCGCAAGGGAGTCTTCAGCGATGCAAGGGACGGGGCTGTCCTTCCGTTGCCCTTGAGTTTTGCCTCGCCTTCCTTGTACGCAGCCTCGATGGCAGCCTTGATCTTCTGCACGGTTGCCTTGTCACTTTTGGGGATGATCAGGGAGACCGAATACTTCGGAGACCCTCCATTGATGGACTTGGGCTCCCACACATTTGCATAGGACCATCTGGTGTTCTTTCCGGTGATTACCTTCATTGGATTTGCGATTGTTGACATTACTTTTCCTCCATGTCGTCAAAGTCGTTGATTGTGATAGCCGGTCTTTTATCGCTTTCCGGTACGAGCGTCGGTTTGCCTTTGGGCTTGTAGATGAATGGGCCCAAGATCTCATTGAATCGTGTTCTTCCCAGCAACTCGGTCATTGCCGTGATTCCCAGTACCTTGTGTTCATAGGGATCAAATCCAGAAGAGTTGACTGCCTCGGCGACAGCCTGCTCATCGGTGTACTTGCGTATCGATCTACCTTCGACCAGCTTGAATCCCTCCAGTTTTCCTCCTCTACCCAATACCGAAAGAGCGTACCCCTTGATATCGCTTACCCAAGAAGCCAACTCGTCAGCCTGCCTCAGGATCTCTGCAATCTCGTCATCTCCCAGGAGTACAGGCTCGGAGAACTCGTAGCGAGCGAGATCTAGGTTTGCCTCGGCACGCTTGCGGCAGGTGGCTTTCACCTTGCAGAAGCGGCAATGGGGACCTGAGCAGAATTCACCTTTACCTTGGAAGGCGAGTTCTGCCCGAGGTTTGAGATAGGATTCAGCCCAGTTGGTTAGATCATCGGTAGTCATGGTGAACGTGCTCACGTTTGCAAGGCGGGGTTGGAATACGGTCATCGATACCTCTTCCACCTCATACAGCGAGCCGAACATATCAAGAGCTCCGAGGGAATAGAGCATCATCTGGGTATTGTGGTCTGCAGAGACTTCGACTCCCTGTCCGTACTTGAAGTCGATGATATGCAGGTTCCTGTCGGCGATGATGATGCAGTCTCCGGTCCCAGAACATTCAGGTACATACGTGCTGATATCCAGGCGTTGTTCAAGGAGTATCAACGGATCTTTTTGAGCATCCTTATCAAGCTGCAATGCCTCGAGGACGAATGCGGCATATTCATCGGTACAGCTTTCCATTTCCTCATTGTGGTAGTGCAAGGTGGGTCTCGGGTCCTCTATCTTGATTCCCAGGGCAAGCTTGACCTTGTACTCGCATAGGGTATGGGCTTCGGTTCCTTCCTCAGCAAAGACGCTGGATTTATCCTCGATGTGTTCGCATAAGCGTGCCGATGGCGGGCACATTGTCCATCGCGAAGCCGATGAGGGAGAGAGAAGGGCATGCCTACTCATCGGCAAGCCTCCTGATATCCCGGAGGAAACCCGGGTAATATTCCGGTTTAAGATTCTCCAGACAGGTTGCATAGTGGTGTTCATAAATGGCAGGCAGCTGATCGGCCTTGTGCTTCGAGGTGATTGCGTCGACGGCAGCCTTCAAATCTTCCAATGTCGCTC